CTTAGATCTTTCTAGAATTAAAAGTTTCTTATTAGACATCTTTCTAGTATTATTTGATTTATATATTACAACTCTTAATAGTTTTTAGATTCCAGCTAATGGGTCCTCATCCATTCCATCAGATTTTTTCTCTGGCTTGAAATCGTCCTTATTAGCACCCAACAGGATCTTTTCTATATCTTCTTCTTTAAAACCTTCAGATCTAAGATCCTCGCGTTCTTTTGCTCTTTCATTTGCTTTGATATCATCACGAGTAAAACCACCATATCTCTTAATCAAGAATCCTAAATCAAAATATGGTATTTCCTCCATTTCTGCATTCATTGTACTTAATTGAGTTTTTAGGTTACCGATAAAATCAACTCGTTTTGTTTGGAGTTCCATTTCTTTCATTTCTTCAAAAACATTATCCTTTATAAAATCTAGCCCTAAACCAGCTTTAAACGCAATATCGTTTTTTAATTCTGGGTGATTAAGACACATTTGAAGATATACAGGTTTAACTAATATTTCTTGGAATATAGATCTTAATCTTGAAATAAACCTACCAAACTTAATTTCATCCCTTAACATACCACTTGCTTCCATGTCATATGTATTACCACCTTCTTTATCAAACCTAGAAAATGGAATTTTTGATGCAAGTTGTAATTTATCAGAAAAGTATTTTAATGATTCAGTATCACCTAGATCAGGACCATCACCACCAATTGTAGTAATCTCTGGTGTTTCTCCATCTTTAGAAGGTAACCAGTATTCCTTATTGAATGGCATCATTGGTTTACCATTTGTTTGTATTTCTCCACTTTCAAAGTTAAAGTCTACAACCTCTCGGTATGAATTCATTAATGTTGATAGCGATTGTTTTGCTCTAGTTTTTGATTTACCACCGACCGGGATAGTAAACTGAGTTTTAAACGAAGCATTTGATACAGCCCAGATAATTCTACTGTGCTCCATTATTCTTAATAAGTTAAAAGATCTAATTAATCTTTCAGTATATGATATTCTCATTGGTGAATTAACCTGTGAGTATGAAATATAAATTATTTGTGAATCCCATAATGTTCTTTCCTTTGCACCTTCACCTTTATATTGAACCCAGACTTTTTTACCATCATCAGTATCAATACCTGGCATTAATGATATTGGATCTAATTCTTTAAAACCAATAATCTCAGTTTGCTTATCATTATAAACAATTTCAAATGCAAGGAATCCATCAATTAACCATTTCCTAAAATAGTTCCAGGGTTGTACTGCATCATTAAAACCAATGTAGTTGTAGATATTATTATATACATCACTTATTTCTTCCTCGATAGATTCTCCGATATGACCATTAAAGTTAGCATAAGCCATATAATTTGATTCATCAAACACAATAGCCTCATCGGTTAATACATCTAAGATATCCTCGATCTCATCTTGTACTGCGAATGTTCTAAGTTGATCTCTCTTTCTAGTATAATCTTGATCAAAAAATGCAATATTTTTCTTTAGATTAGTATCAGTTAATGACAGTGCAGCAAATGCACCATACATATCATCGCCATCGGATCCCATTGGATTAAATGAATAACCCATTTGATTTTCAGTAAAACCTACTGCTCTAGAATTACGAATGATCATATCATCATAAGCCATTCCTAGACTTGAAAGATCTTTTAGAATCTTTCTTACTGGATTACCGGTACTTAATGGACCTCTTCTATCTGTAAAACCTGCCATATTCTTGTTTTTTATTAGTTTATATATTCTTGTAGTAGAATGATTGTGCTTGGTTTATATTTCCACCAAAAAATTGATCTTCGTTATTCACTGCTCCAACATACCAATCGTTATAGCCTATTACATAAGGATCCTTCATCCGGTCCATTCTGTATTGCCTTACGCAGTATGTTAAATTATATTTTTTACCTAATGCTCGCTTTAGGAATTCCCATTTAAATGTTGTAATAGGATCTTCTTTTGAAGGATCTTCTTTAACTTTACTTTGGATTTGAGTTTTTAAGGTAGATGTTAACTGAGTTAAAAATGGAATTCTAGCTTCATACGGCATATAATGTAAATTAATACCTAGTTGATGTCCATCGTTAGATTCCCCTAGACCTATTACAAGTGGTTTAGTATCATAAAAAGTTTCTTCTGTTGTATAATAATTAAAAGAATACATTTTACCAGGCTCTAGTGGACCTTTACTCTTTGCACCCAATGCTAGGATATCACTAGTAGATCTTTTAGATGCACCAGTCCTACCTTTACTTTCGGTAAGGTAAATATCAAGGTCAGCTTTAAATTCTCCTATAAAAGCCATTAAAATAAATTTGAATCTTCTGTTAATAACATTACTTTACAATTTCTTTCCTTTGCCATTTTGTTTAAAGCATTTGTTTTGCATAAATTCCTTACATATGATTCATATGCATATTTAAAGTTCTTTAATGCTTTTGCTGTTTTTCTTTTAGGTTCCTTTGGTTTTTGTAACTGAGCTTTAGGTTTTATTTCAACAACGTATTCTTGTGTACCACCATCACCCTTTTTCATTTTGAAGAAAAAATCAGGATAATACTTATGCCACTTATTATCTAATAAGCTAAAGTAAGGTATAGAGAAAGGTTCTGATATCCAATAAATAACATCTTCATTATAATCACACCAGTGACAAAACTTTCTTTCCCAACTACTTCTGTATATAATAGGATCTCCTCCTCTATACTTCTGAGGAAACTTAGGTTTATAATAGCCTTGCTTGAATTTTGATTTGTGTGTTGGCTTAACCTTCTTTATGCTCATATTGAGTTATATCGTATAAATACCTTCACTATCAGCACTACCATTAATTGAAACAGTACCGTGATATTTTTTTGGATGTAATTTATTCCAACCTTTTGCAAATCCTCTTTTAGCTATTTCAGTAAAATAAGCAAATGCGTTTGTACTTTTCTCTGGATTAAAATTCCTCCAATATCTATAAAGATCCATATAAGCATATGCTATACAGTCTTGTCTATCTTCTGGATTTCTATATGTTAACTTCATTGAACATTTGTCTGCCAACAACATTAAGAATTCTAATGCCTTAGGTGTAAGTTCATCTAATTCTTTAGATAATACTATCTGGTCGAGGAGGTCTCTGTTGTTTAGATAATTTCTTTTTCTTGCCATTAACTTTGATTTATTTATTATTTATATACAAGAAAGGACCGATTGTTTAATCAATCAGCCCTTTAAATATATTATTAGATTTGTATATGTATGATATTAAATCTTGACAGAAAGATCACCTTTAGGAAGTACTACAGATTTTCCAGTCTTTGGTATCATTATAGTTAATAAATCATCATCACCAAGAGAAGCATATTCCTCGGCACTAACCAATACTTCTTGATCCTTTTTTAAACCTTGGCCAGATTTAACAACAGATGCTTCTACATATCCATCATTTAAATAATCGTCTTTACTTTTTTTTTCAGTAATATAACTATCAGCTAATTCTTTTTCTTTATTCTTTAACTCTTCGCTTAAAAGATTTAGAGCTTCAGATAATTCTTCAGTTTCACCTAATTTTTTAATTGCAGCTTCTACTTCAGATTTCTTTTCTTCTAAAAAGGTAAGCGCATCAGAAAGATCTTTTCTTTTGTTCTCAACAATTGCTTTTTCATTATTCTCTGCAAGTAATCTTTCAGTTAATACTGGAGATATATCAAAATTAATAAATTCCTTTACTACTTCAACTGTTTCTGTTGCAGTATCAAATTTTACCATTTCATTTAATCCCATACCTGGATTTACCTTATTAAGATAGATTCCTTCCTGTACGCCAATCATAGTTAAAAAGATATCAGCAAACTCTTCAGATTGAACTGTTGTGAATTCATCTAACTCACAAACCATATCAACACTTTCAAAGAATTTACAAATTTTATCATTTTGCCATTGGTTTCTATATCCTGAGAAGTTAGTAGCTAATAACGATTCTTTTAATTCGATTATGCTTACATTTGATAAATCAATTTTACCCATGTTTAAAGTTCCTTCAGTAATATTATAAGTTAATGTTTTACCATTGTCACCGTGTAATGAAAGAATATCTCCGTTTCTCGAAAACATTGCTAATCCTTCAGATACATTAAAGAATCTTGGATCAGTTACATTTGCCTCAGTAATAGTTTTACCATCATAAGTATAATTCTTACCATGTAATTGGAATGTTAAACCATTTTCAGATTCTAACACCGGAGAAAGGATTTTTACAACTTTTCCATTTGCAGTAGATGCTATTTTTTGATCTTCAGCATTCATTTCATTTACAATTTCCTTAACGTCCATTGACCATGGGTTCTTAGCAGCAATCACAGCAAACTTAGATTTTACATCTGATTCATTTAATAAAGAAACTAAATCATTGTTTAATGATTCTATTAATTTACCTTTTTGCATTGATGTTCTTTCGATAGATTCACTAATTCTAAATTCCCATTTAGCGTTATTGTATGATTCCATTATATACTCTCTCAATTCAGAAATTGGATTTAACCAAGTTGATACTGATAATTTAGTATATAAGTTTCTAGCGATTTTGAATTTAAGATTCGGATCAGCTGATTTTTCTATCTCTTCACTAATCAGCGAAAGGTCAGCATTCTTTAATTTCATAGGGAACGCATTTAATGCTTCTCCTAGAATTGTTAGAGAGTCTTTGACAGAATATGAAACTCTGGAATTATCATTATCCATTGCTTCTAATTGAGTCTTACTCTCCATAACATTTTCATATAGATCTGTTAGTGTAAAGTTCATTTTATTATGATTTTTTTGATTATTGTTTTCAGTGTATATATCGGATTCAGTTACCTGCCCTCCTCTGTATTTAGTAATACCAGACAATGCCATTTGTTGTGGAATACCCATACCAACTAAAATAGCTAATACTTGAGCATCTGTCATTGGGCCAGATTGTATAATTTTACCTTTACCGTCTGGTTTCATTTTGCCACTTTGATTAAACAATACATGAATTATATCCAGTAATTGTTGCCTAGGCTGATTTAAATAAGGGGCAGCATTGTCAATACCAGTAGTTGGATCTAATCCACCATCAGCATACACTTGCGTTTGACCTTCGTTCATTGTGTTTTTCATATTACACTTATTTGATTTGTTTTATATATTCTAAGTCTTGGTTGTTAATTGTTCCTAGTTATCTACTGTACCCAAAGTTGTCTCGTCTTCACCAGGTACTGCTTTCGCATTTCTGTATATTAAGCTATCTAATGATTCTGGTACTATTGGTGCAGAAGATATTGATGATTCTGAATACGGGCCACCGGTCTGAATTGAGTCTGGATTAATATATCCTGTATTACTTAGACCACTACTAGGCTGTACTTTTAATAAACTTTCTTGTGTCATCTCGAATTTTTGGAATATTCCACCAAAATAAATACCTAGTTCATTATCCGCACCTGACCTAAGCATACCAACACCAGATGCAGTAGGGTTGGATTTTATTGCAGCTTTAGTCATGAGACTAACCTCGGGAATTAAAATTCCATTTTCGAATACTGGCATAAATGATGCTACTTCAATAGGAAACGTTACACTCCATTCTTTTTTCTCGTTCAGTTGGAATTCAAATAATCTATTTTGGGTATAGTCTTCAGGTACTGAAAAGTTTCCTTGTACTCTCATCATACCTAAATCTACTTGGAATAGGTTATTTTTGTATAGCTTACTCATTAAAGTTTCAGTTACCTTTAACATTTCTAGATTAGACGAACATATTACTGTACAATCGAATGTTAAATTTAGTGGTAAAAAATTTGTTTCTAAAGAAAATGTTTTTAATATACCTTCCCATTCTTGAACAAACTCACCTCTAGCAAACTTATTTGTTTGGTTACCCGAATCTATGGATATACCAGTTAACTGAATTATACCTCTTGGTACTGTCTCATAGTCGCCAATAGCCTTACCTTTAGCTTCTGCATCATACAGAAAATTATCCATTAAAAATCTACCGTCACCGGTGATTGAATAAAAGAAAGGAACTGGTATTTTCTTTAGAGTATCTTCGTCTATTTGGTTATAATAATAAACTTTATCTTTTAGTTCTGCTAAAAGAGCCACTATCATATAACGTAAGATTGTATTGTCTTTATTATATTCCTGGTTATATGCGCTCATTCTCTATTCAGTAATTTATTTATATATTCTAAGTAATTAAGTTACCCAATCGATTCAATTGTAAATTCGCTAAAACCACCGTCCTTTGTAATTTCTAGTTTTTTATCAAAATATTCACTAGGTAATACTGTATGATTAATAACAAATGTATTAAGGCCTATATCCTGTATTGTATTATGAAGTATGTTAATTATATGATGTACACCATCTGAATCAATAGAAGAAAAGATTTCATCTAAAAATAATATATTAAGGGAAGGGAACCTAACCTTGATCATTTTCATTAATGCCATGATAATTACAAAGTCTACTTTTTTCCTTTCACCTGTGCTTAATGTCTTTGGGCTTATCTCTGTTCCTAGGTGGTGTAAGTTACAAAAGAACTTTTCATTAAATCTTATGCCAAACGGAATTCCCATTTCTCTACCCATCAAAAGGATATGATTATTAAATGATGGAAGAATAGATCTTACTGCTAAATTCTTTATACCATCTTCACCCATTAAATTCTCTAGGATAGTTAAATAGTAATCTTCACCTTCACTTTTCAACTTACCAGTAGTCTTTTCAGATTTACGTGTACCAAAGTCTTTTACTAATTGTTTTAAATCAGACGAAGAATCTGATTCATCCTTATCAGCTAACTCAATTAACTTATGTTTAAGATTTTCCATTTGAGTTTCTAACTGACCAGCCTTTACATGAATTGTTCTTCCTTTAATTCTTAATTCATTTAACTTATCAACAGAATCTTCATATGCAGTTTTAACATTTTCATATTGACTACTTAATGTTACTAGAGTATCTTCTTTTTCTTTTTTAATATGTAAATGAAAATCAGAAGTAAGTGGAGCCGTGCACGTTGGGCATGTTGAATTTTCAAATAATTTTAAATCTTCCTTAACATTAGAAATTTTATTTTTTAAAGTAGAATGCTCTGATGACTTATCACGAGATTCTTTATCTAATGTTTCTAATTTTGTTTTAGTTAGTTCAGTAAAGTTATTTAATTTTTTTCGGTTTTCGTTTAAAGCAATTAGATCTTCTTTTAATTTTTTAACTTTAGAAGCATCTTTCTCTGCTGTTAATAATTCTATTTGTTCAATCTTATCATAAACTGAGCCTATAGATTCATTAAGAGTTCTAATCTCATCTTCATATGTTCTAATTTCATCAATGATACCCCTGCGTTTTTCCTTAACTGCCTCTGCCATTTCATTAATAATAGAAAAACCAAATATCTTATCTATGATTCTTTTCTTATCATAAGGAGACATTGTTATAAATGATTTGAAGTCATTAACTGATAGTATAATTACATTCTTAAAAACATGATAAGGTATTTCATATATCTCAGTTTCCAAAAAATCTTGCAAGTTTACCTTCCCTGCAACATCATAATCCTCCCCATTGATTTTCACATTAAAAATACCAGGATTAATTCCTCTTTCTATTTCAATTGCATTACCTTTAGATTCTAACCAGATCTTTCCCCATAATGCACCATTAACTCTATTAGGTAAATCTTTCAGCGATGCGCCTTCTACTTTACCATAACACAAATATGTAATTACTTTTGCCAGTGTACTTTTACCTGCACCATTACCACCTAATACTAAGTATAGATTACTTTTATCTTCCTCAAAGTCTATGACTTGTATTCGATTACCGTAACTGGCAATATTCTTAAACTCTACTTTTTTAATCTTCATAGTTAGGTGATAAGGTTCTTTTATATAATTCTAATACTGATACTTTTAATCTTTCCTTTAAATCATCATCATAATCTAATGAATTAATATGCTCCGCTGCAATATTCATTAGATTTAATTCTCCATCAAAATCTGATAGCTCGCCGTCTTCTCTATCATAAGGATTCTCCTCATCATAAATCCTAGGTTCTAATTTCCTAGCTAACCCATCTAAGAAATCCATAAA